ATGGCGGACAAGCAACCACCAAAAACTAAAAAATATTTCCGCCCCACTAAACAAGGGGCGGGAATGACTAAGGCAGGAGTTAAACGATATCGTGCCGAGAACCCTGGTTCAAAGTTAAAGACCGCAGTTACAGGAAAAGTAAAACCTGGCAGTAAAGATGCGAAGAGAAGAAAATCTTTTTGTGCTAGAAGTGCAGGACAAATGAAACAATTTCCCAAAGCTGCCAAAGACCCTAATTCAAGATTAAGACAGGCTCGTAAACGTTGGAGATGTTAAATGAAACAAGATTGGTTAATTTACATCGCTGCAATGTGTATGTTGATATTAACTATTAGTTTAATATTAAGCGAGGTGTAAATGGAAATAAGCGATAAAACAACAGTCGGTATGCCAATTAGAAACTTGATTTCTATTGTCACTGCGGTAGCACTGGGAGTCTATGCTTATTTCGGAATAGTCGAAACCCTTAATCAACATTCTACTCGATTAGAATTAATGGAAAAGGATGTGGAGTTAAACACAGAGTTTCGAATTAAATGGCCTAGAGGTTTAATGGGTAATCTACCTGCTGATGATGAACAATATATGTTATTAGAATTTCTATCAGGACAAGTTGAAAAACAACAAGCGACTTTAGATGAAAATGCTGACACGAAAATTATGATTAAACATTTGGAAGAAATGGTAGATCAGCTAGAAAAAGATGTTGAAAAATTAAAAGATGCAACAAGAGAAATAAAGTTTGCAAACGGTAATGGAAACGGAGGCTACTAATGTGGAAAGTGGTTATTGTTCTTTGTTTATTTAGTGGCAATGGTGAATTATTAGAGCACACTTACACAGAAAGTATTAGTGATTGTTTAGAGAAAAAGCGTCTAATGAAACGTAACATGGGACCCACCGTATTAATTACTTGTGGTGAAGCAGAGGCGGAGCTAGAAGAAATTCAAGGAAGAATCTTCGTAAAAAGCATTCGCAAAATGGAACATTGATGATAGGATGACATATGACTTTAGTAGATAAACTCAAAAACTGGTTAAATATTGCAACTTTGAGTCTAGCCCTACTAGGCGTCATTTTTGTCGGAGTCGGCACAACTTTCGTTGTATATACTGACGTTCAAGAACTAAAGGCAGATCAAGTAAAAATTGAATCTTTAGAAAAACATATGATTGAAGTTCAGACTAAATTAGACGAAATGGAAAAAAGATTTATGGAAAAGTTTGACGATATTAAGAAAGATATTAGTGAATTAAAATAATGTCTATTTCAAGATCACAAATGGCACAACAAATTATGAAACCCGGAGGTAAAAAAAATGGCAAAACTCTGCTCAAAAGGAAAAGCCGCCGCAAAAAGAAAGTTTAAAGTTTACCCCTCTGCCTACGCAAATATGTATGCGAGTGCAGTATGTTCTGGTAAAGTTACCCCTGGTGGTAAATCTAAGTCTCAAAAGAGAAAAGCCGTATCCGCACAAAGAAAAGCTAACGGTGGTGAAATGGTCGCTGCTGGATGTGGTATGGTTGCAGACAATAGACGTAAGAAAACCAAACTTTATGTTTAAGGAGGTTAATCATGGATAAAATCAAAAACATGTGGAACAAGCTAAATAACAAAGCAAAGATTTTTGTTTCTGTTGTTGCTGTGCTTGTTGTCATTGAAGTTATCAGATCAGTATTTTAATGGCTCAAAATGGTCTTCGTAAATGGGTGAAAGAACGTTGGGTGGACATTGGTGCACCGAAAAAAGACGGTAAGTATCAACCCTGTGGAAGATCAAAAGGATCAAAAAGAAAGTATCCAAAGTGTGTACCGATTGCAAAAGCAAGAAGTATGTCAAGTTCTCAAAAAGCGTCAGCAGTACGTCGTAAGCGTGCTGCTGGCAATCCAGGCGGAAAGCCTACGAATGTAAAAACTTTTGTCTCGAAAAAAACAAGCAGAAAAAATTAAAGAGGATGTACTCGAATGGTCTAAGCAAGTCTTAGAGCCAATGAATAAACATCTAGGTTTTCCGGCATGTCCTTTTGCTGCCAAATGGAGAAAAGAGGGTAAGCTTCGAATAGAAGTTCGAATGGATAAATCCAAATATGAAAAACATCTCACCAGTGTATTGAAAGATTGGAACAAAAAACAACACGACATTATTATCTTTTGTGACCCTTTTTGGGAGCAATATACACCTGAACAATTTCAAGAAAAGATAGATTTCTACAATAAAACATATAACAGACGTGATGTATATTTTATGGGGTTTCATCCTGATAATCCTGCAACTGCTGATGGAGAAGAATTTTTAGTCGATCCAACAGACAATTGTACTTATCAGTCAAATTTAGGCTATTCCATGATGCTTATACAGAAGTTTAAACAGTTGTACGAAGCAAGTTGCAAACTACATAAGATAGGTTATTATGAAAAGTGGCCAGCCGAGTATTATGACGAGGTCGTCAGAACAAGGCAAGAAACGTACGAAAAATTATTTAAAAAGGAGAAAACATCATGATGAAAAAGAAAAATGTCGTCAAAAAAAGAGGCGGCGGTATGATGAAAATGATGGGTGGAGGCGGTGTCTCCCCTAGAAAAGCTATGGCTATGGGAATGAAACGTGGCGGAGCTGCAAAGTCAAAGAAGAAGTAATTTATGGCTACCTCGGGAACAACTAATTTTGATTTAAGTTTTGATCGAATTATTGAACGTGCTTATGCTCGTTGTGGTAAATCTGTTAGAACAGGATATGAGCTAGCAGCAGCTAGAGATAACCTTAATTTATTATTTTCAGAATGGGGTAACCGAGGTGTTCATCTTTGGAAAATTCAAAATGAAACAGCTAATTTAACTGCCGGTACAACTACCTACACAGCACCGAGTGATGCTAGTGATATTTTAGAAGCTGTTTTTAGACAAACTAATAATGATGGCACAACTACCGATACAACTCTTACAAAAATTAGTCGATCACAATATGAAGCTCTTCCCAATAAAGCTGATCAAGGAAGACCTAGTCAATATTATGTTAGAAGAAATTTAGCGAACGTAGAAATAAATTTATATCAGACTCCCGATACAACAGACACTCAAATTAATTATTACTATGTTGGAAGAATTGAAGATGTAGGTGCTTATACCAATACACCCGATGCTCCCTATCGTTTTCTTCCCGCAACAGTTTCTGGACTAGCTTATTATCTTTCTCAAGAAATAGCACCTGATCGTATGCAAATGCTTAGTCAGGTTTATGAAACAGAATTAAATAGAGCGTTAAATGAGGACACTCAAAGAGTATCAGCTCACATTGTCCCCATGCGTTCTTACATCTAACAATGACTTTTGCTGTTGGTAAATATTCTTTAGCTATATGTGATCGATGTGGTCAACAATATAAATATTTAGAATTACAACAAGAGTGGAACGGACTCTTTACTTGTCCTGAATGTTTTGAACCCAAACATCCACAACTTGATCCTCCTTATCATGCAGCGGATCCCGAAGCTTTACAAGACCCTCGACCTGCAAGACAAGAGCCTGTGACTGTGTTTGTTGGATCTCCAGGAGATAGCTCATTTACATCAACAGGAATGATACCTTCTACAGAAACAAGAGACTTGAATCCACTCATACGAGTTGGTAAAGTGACCGTGAGTACATCATGAATTATTCAGAACTTTTAACAAATGTCCGAAGCTATACAGAGGTAGATAGTAATGTCTTAACCGAATCTATTATTAATGTTTTCCTTACTAATATTGAAAATCAAATAGATCGACTTCTTGATAGTGATGCTCAGAGAAGATATGCAACAACTAGTCTAACTACAAACAATTCTTTTGTTGAGGTAGCTTCCCTTGGATTAGGTGGTTTTCGTTTTGCTAGAGGAGCACAAATAGTCAAAGATAATGGTGAACGTGTTTGGCTTGAACAAAGAGATACAACTTTTATGGATGAATATGCAGTAGAAAGATCCACTTCTGATTCTAATTATACTGGCATACCAAAGTATTGGGCTAATTGGGATAGTGATTATTTAATGGTCGCTCCTACACCTGATCAGGCATATACCTTAGAATTATGGTATAATGAACAACCTGAACGATTAGGTGACGGAACTGGAGGGACTTCCACTACAACCTTTATATCTAATAATGCACCTGAAGTTTTGTTGTATGGCGTACTTGGGGAAACCTTTTCATACTTGAAAAATCCACAAGATATGCAATTATACAGTCAAAAGTTCCAGACTGCTTTGACAGCTTTCGCTAATGAGCAAATGGGACGTAAACGTAGAGACGAGTATGCGGACGGCGTTTTGCGAGTTCCTTTACCGTCAGCAGACCCACAAGCCTAAGGAGGGCTTAAAACATGGCAATTAACCAAGCAGTTTGTGCAACATTCAAACAGCAGTTGTTAGATGGCGACCATGATATCAGTTCAGATACTATCAAACTCGCTCTCTATTCAAATGCAGCTTCATTGGATGCAAACACATCAGCCTATTCCGCTTCAAACGAAGTCGGTGATTCAGGCTCATATTCAGCAGGCGGTGGAACTTTAGCGAATGCTAACGTCAGCTTAACCAAAACTAATGCAACAGCATCAACAGCTTTTGTAGATTTTGATGATTTATCATTTACCAGTGCAACAATCTCAGCTCAAGCAGCTTTGATTTACAACACTTCATCTGCAAACGTAAATGCTTCAATCGCAGTATTAGATTTTGGTGGTGTGAAGACATCGACAAACGGAACTTTTACAATTCAGTTCCCAACCAATGATGCTTCAAGCGCAATTCTAAGAATTAGCTAAGGCATAGTATTTACAAACACGAGTGATGTTTGTAGTATAAGATATGTCTTACGCTGATTTTCCATTTTCCACAACTCCGTACGCTGCGGAACCCGTTGAAAACGCTGTTATACAAGTAACAGGCGTTTCGGCTTCTTTTGCGTTACAGGGAGTAGGTGTTTCAGCAGGCGGTAGTGTCACTGTCGTTGCGGCAGAAGACCAAATGGATTTTGCGATTGGCACAGTCATCGCAGAATCAGAATCAATTACAGTTGTCACAGGTGTTCAAGCCAATACAGAATTAGGAACTTCTGTTGTCGCTGCCGATTCTAATCTCACTCTCACAGGAGAAGAAATATCTTCTGATACAGGAACAATAACAACCACTGCAGATGCAGTAGAAGTTCCCACCAGTGTTATTATTTCTTCTAACACGGGAGTAGAAACAGTCACTGGAACGGCTCTTATTACTCCTACAGGTGTTGAAGCAACTGTAGATTTAGGCACACCTGTTATCTCAGGTGCATCTGTCTTAACTGTTACAGGAGAAGAACTTAATACTGTTTTAGGAACCGAAGTCATTATTGCTAATGCCGACGTTGATGTCACAGGATTAGAAATCAACTTTGCTGAAGGAACAGCGACTATTGAGGCCAATGCTGAAGTATCAGTCACAGGATTAGAAATCAACTTTGCTGAAGGAACAGCAATAGCTCGAGCTGGTGCTGACGTATCAGTTACAGGAATTGAAATTGAGTCCGCTACAGGAACAGCCACGGCTCCCGCAGCAGTTATTTTAACAGGTGTTTCTTTGCAGTTTACTGAAGGAACAGCCGAGGCTCCTGGAGATGCAAATGTTCCAGTAACAGGACAAGTTTTAAATTTTGCTTTAGGTAAAGAAACAATTACAGGAGCATGGGAACCAGTTAGTCCAAATGTATCAAATTCGTGGACAGAGGTTGCAGCATAAGGTATAAAAAGACATGGCATTTCAAATAGCAGATAGAGTCAAAGAGACAACAACAACTACAGGTACAGGCACTCTTAATTTAGGAGGTGCGGTTTCTCAGTTTCAAACATTTGTTGCTGGTATTGGAAATGGTAATGAAACGTATTATTCTATTGAAGATCCGACAGGAACAGATTGGGAAGTTGGTATTGGTACTGTTACCGATGCAGCTCCAGATACTCTTTCTCGTGATACCGTCATTTCTTCTTCTAATGGTGGATCTTTAGTCAATTTCGGTGCAGGAGAAAAAGTCGTCTTTTCAACACAACCTGCTAGTAAAACTTTTATTTTATCAAGTGATAACACTGCTGTTATTTCAAATATTAATGCATCTACACTAACCGCAGGAACTGTTAATGATGCAAGACTTTCTGCTAATGTCACTTTAAACAACGCTTCAACAATTTCGACAGGAACTCTTGCTCAAGCAAGATTAGCAAATTCTAGTATTACTATTAACGGAACAGGAGTTTCTTTAGGTGGCTCCATAAATGTAGGCGACATCGAAGGTGTCACTGCGGGCAATGGTCTAACAGGGGGCGGAACCACAGGTGCAGTGACTCTCAATGTGGGAGCAGGCACTGGTATTGATGTATCTGCAGACGCTGTCGCTGTCGATGTTTCTGATTTTATGACCAATGGTGCTAACAATCGAATCGTGACTGCAACAGGCACGGATGCAATGAATGCCGAAACAAATTTAACTTTTGATGGATCGACTTTAGCAGTCACAGGTGGTGCTACTTTCACAGCCAATGTCGCCTTAGGAGATTTAGACCGTATCTTAATGGGTCCAACAGGCGAATATCAAATTTATCACGATCATGCGAATGGTGTATCTGTTATTAAAGATGCCGATGTTGGTGGAAAGATTAATGTTGAAGCAGATAATATAGATTTAACAGGTCCTGTTGTTGCTTCTTCTACTGTTAACGCTGCAACTTTTAATGGTTCAGGTGCAGGTCTGACAACATTAAATGCAAGTAATTTGTCTTCTGGAACTATTCCAGATGCTCGTTTTCCTGCAACTATTCCTACTTCTAGTGGTGCTAACTTAACCAATTTAAATGCAAGCAATGTTTCCTCAGGAACATTAAATAACGCAAGACTTTCCGCTGTTCCTAATTCAGCTTTAGACAACTCTTCTATCACGATTAACGGTACAGGCGTATCGCTCGGTGGTTCTATTAACGTAGGCGATATCACAGGCGTTACTGCTGGTGATGGTTTGACAGGGGGAGGTACAACAGGTGCAGTTACTTTAAACGTTGGTGCGGGTACTTTAATTGATGTTGCTGCAGATACAGTTTCAGTCGATTTATCAGAATTGACTACATCCACTTCAGATGCTGACGGAGATTTTTTTGCAGTTGTTGATTCAGCAAACGCTCAAAAGAAATTAACAAAAGGCAATATTAACATTTCAGGATTTAACAACGATGCAGGTTATACAACTAATGTCGGTGATATTACAGGTGTGACCGCAGGTAATGGTCTTACAGGTGGAGGAGCTTCTGGCTCTGTAACCCTTAATGTTGGTGCAGGAACAGGTATTGATGTAGCTGCTGATGCTATTTCTGTTGATGTATCAGACTTTATGACTAATGGTTCTAATAACAGAGTTTTAACAGCAACAGGCACGGATGCAATGAACGCTGAGGCCAACATGACTTTTGATGGCTCACTTTTAACCGTAACTGGCACCATTGATGCAACTAACATTTCCGTTAATGCAGGAGGCAATGTTACTAATCCTATAATCTATGTACAATCGGATACAGACACAGGTATCTTTTTTCCCTCAGCTGGCACCATAGCTTTTTCTACGAATAATGGAGAGCGTTTGCGTATTGATTCATCAGGTATAGATGTTACGGGTGTTGTTACTGAAACATCAAGTATTGCTTACAAAGAAAATGTTAAACCCTTAGAGTTTAATGATGCGATCTACAATGTAAATGCAGTGAGATATGATTTTAAAGATGGATCACAAAAAGATGAAGTCGGTGTGATCGCAGAAGATTTATATGAAATTTTACCTGACTTAGTTCAAACCAAAGACGGTAAACCTGAGTCTGTTAAGTATACGAAGTTAACAATGTATCTATTAGAAGCCTTGAAAAAGCAAAATCAAGAAATACAATTACTAAAGGAAAAATTAAATGGCTAGTACCTATTCAAGTAGTTTAAAATTAGAGTTAATGGAGACAGGGGCAAATGCCAATACCTGGGGAAATAACACCAATACCAATTTACAAACAGTTGATGCTTTTACAGCAGGCTTTTTATCAAAAGATGTGGGTGGTTCGGCTAATGTCACTCTAACAACAAACAATGCTGATCCCACTGCGGAAGCTTCTAATAAAGTTTTAGATTTAAATGGAACACTAACTGCAAACATTCATGTTTTTATTCCTGCGGTAGAAAACAATTATGTTGTCTACAACAACACATCAGGTTCTTTCACAGTAACTGTTGCAGCCACAGGACATGCTGCTAATGGTGTAGCGATTACACAAGGTGTTTATTCTTATTTATACTGCGATGGTGCATCTAATTATAATGTTAAAAATATATTCTCTGATCTAGCTTTAGAGGATGTTACTTTATCTGGTAATTTAACTGTTACAGGCACATCTACTTTAACAGGAGATGTCACTGCTTCTGGAAACGTTAATGTTTCTACAAACGTCACTGTCACAGGTACAATGACCGCAGGCACTGTTGTAGAGACATCAAGTATTGCTTATAAGGAAAATATTCGTAGCCTTGATTCAACAACCGAGGCTATTCTATCCATGGATCCTGTTGTTTATGACAGGAAAGATGGTAGTCAAAAAAATGAAGTAGGCTTAATCGCTGAGGAAGTCTACAAAATTGCACCTGAATTGGTGCACTTAAAAGACGGAAATCCTGACGGTATTAAATATACTAAGCTTGCAGTATATCTTTTACATGCGATTAAGGATTTGAAAAAAGACTTAGATATGTTAAAAAAGAGGTAGGTAAAACACATGGCAAATTTAGCAGCAACTACAATTACAGGTAATCTTGACTTAGCAAGTGGTGGTGTTGTTAGAGTCGATAAGATTACCCCCGAATCAGGAACAACCCTCACCCTCGGTGATAGTGGTGATACGTTTACTATTCCGAGTGGAGTAACTCTTGATGGATCTAGTGCTACTTTAACAGGGTTCGGAACAGCAACAGTCAATGGTATTACTATGGCTGACCAATGGAGATTAAGTGCTGACTTTACATTACCTACGACTAGAGGCGATATTACATCTAACATAGAAAGAGCAGATACAAGAGGTGCTGGTCAAATCGGAAGTGCTATGACAGTTTCAAGTGGTGTCTTTACATTTCCTTCAACAGGATATTATTTAGTAATAGCAAATATATCTTTCTACACTCCAGCTAGTAATGGTAACTTAACATTAGAAATAAAATTTACATCAGATAATTCTAATTATGCTATTACCGCTATAGTCATGCAAAGCACAAACGCAAATAGCAGTGTATCTTTTGGTGCTGGTTCAGCTTCCATACTTTTAGATATAACAGATACAGCAAATCAAAAAATAAAATTTACGGCTGGTGCTGGACCAAGTGGTAGTCCACCCGGTGTTTTAAGAGGAGATACTGACCAAAATGAAACAACATTTACTTTTATTAGATTAGGAGATACATAAAATGAATTTTGAAACAGGCAGACCAGACCACATTGAAGATGCGTTAGTTCGTATGCACACTGGTCAATGGTTTGGGTGGAATGGTAAAGAAAAAATTTACGCAAACTTAATTATCCATGATGATAGTAAAACAAAACCTACTGAAGAAGAATTAAATGCAAAATTAGTAGAAATACAAAATGAGTTTGACGAAAAAGAAACAAAGAGAGCATCTGCTAAACAAAAACTCCAAGACTTAGGATTAACAGTAGAAGAAATTAAGGAGGCGTTCGGAATCTAATGGCCATAGCTACCATACCTCAAAGAGCGATGAGCGAACAGGGATTCGAAAATCACTAAAAATGGATTGTTCTACTGCCGATGCTACACCAGCATCAGATGATTTCTTTATGATTAGACAAAGAATTGAAGGTCAAAATTTACAGTATTTAAAAAAAGGAACATCATCTTCTGAAAAAACAACTGTTTCCTTTTAGATAAAGTCAAATAAAACAGGAACATACATTTGTGAATTATTTGATTCAGATAATCCACCT